CGCTGCCGCGTCAGGCGCAGCCAAATCGGATATGCTGCCACCGACGCGCGCTTGCAGCGCGACATATTGTTGGTCAGCGTTGACCGATTGCAGTGACATCGTCATCTGTTCGGCAGCCAGCTTTTGGGCTTCGATCTGCTCGGCTTGGCCGGTCAGCGCCGCGATGATCGCCACAAATGAGGAAGATACGCCAGCCACTGCCTATAGACCCTCGCACACATTCTGCTCGCTCGTATCGAGGAACGGAGCAAAGGGACAGCTGACATAGCGCAGCCGGACATTGGCATTGCCCAGATCAACCACGACATTGTCCGCGCGGATCCCTTTGGGGGCATTGCCGATACTGCCGAGCCTCTGGCCGGCATTGTGGAGCCCCAGGAAGCTGACCATATCGTCCTGATCAATACCGTCTCCGGACACACCAATGCCGCCAATGAGCTGGTCATTGCGGTAGATTGGGACGCTGCCGGGAAAAATCTGGATGCCGTTTGACAGGCGATTCTGATTGGGTTGATTGGCGATACTCGGAATTTCTGTGCAGCGCTCGACCGTATCACTGCTCGCTCCGCCGGAACGGACAAATGCGACATGAGTGAGAAGATTGGGAAAGACGAGATCGAGTTGCAAGCCGACCGCAAAGGGGCTGAACCGCGCGGATTGCTCAATCGACAATGGGCCCGCTGGTCGTCCGACTTCCCCGTCCGGGAAATAGGGGCGGGAAAGAGTGCCACCGGAGCGGTCGGCAAATGCCACGGTACCGGTCAAGGCAGCCGGGTCATCGAGAAAAGTTCTCACTCTTTGGACATAAGCGGGAATGTTTGTGAAGCCCGCGATCGATGGCGTGTTCAACAATTGTTGCGCAGCGACGGGACCCGAAAAGAAGGCCGCCGGTCGTGCTTTTTGCAGCGACACGTCGGTCCCGAATATCGGACCGTCGGGAGAGCGGACTATTCCCAATATCTGGCCGTGCGTGTCGACGACGCTGACTGTCGCCTGCATCCGACTATCTAGTGGCTGACGGATCTGGGCCCTTGAACGGCTCAGAACTTTAAATGCTTCCTCGAGCAAGGCCCTGACTTCTGCGGCGGTCAGAGGGGTTGTTACCGCTGCCCCATCGGTACCGGCGCGAATGGGATAGCGGTTTGCCCCCGAACCATCGGTGAGGACAAAGGAATCGCTGTTGGTGAATTCGGTCGGCGTTGCCGCACGAATGCCGGAGGATGCCGTTCCGTAAATTGTCCCGACCATGATCGGACCATTGGGATAGCCGGTGAAGACAATCACAACGAGCGTCTAATTGTTGATCGCGGCGAAATTGACGTCCTGACTGACTTAGACAACAACATCGACCCGCGAACTCATGCCGAGATTATGCTTGGAAAGATTGAGGGCATATTGGAAGGCAAGGCAGATGCTGATGTCTCCAGCTATTCAATCTCTGGCCGGTCTTTAACTAAATTCTCGCCGGAAGAATTGGTTCAGTGGCGAGACTACTACCGTCGTGAAGTTGCCGACCAGAAACGGCAAGAGGCAATCACGCACGGACGCAAGACTAGCGCAACAATCCTGATGAGGTTTTAATAATGGCATTATTCGACAACATCTTTGGTCGCAAGCCCAAGAACCAAAATCGGGCTAAGATGCCTAAACATTATCGCTCTTATGCTGGGGCTAATCAGGGCAGATTGTTTGCTGACTTCTTGACTAGCAATTCATCTGCCGACCAAGAGTTAAACAACTCTTTGCCAACGCTGCGTAACCGTAGCCGAGACTTGGCCAGAAACAACGAATATGCTCGCCGCTTCTTGAACATGATTAAGACCAATGTCGTTGGCGAAAAGGGCTTCACCCTTCAAGTTCGCGCTCGCAATGATGACAACAGCTAGGACGTAGTCGGCAACCAGATTGTAGAGAACGCATTTTCCACTTGGGGGAAGATGGGCAACTGTGAGGCATCAGGTCGGATGTCTTGGCTTGATTGCCAGCGTTATGTTGCAGAGACAATGGCTCGTGACGGCGAGGTGTTCGTCAAGAAGATATACAACAAGCGATATAAAGATGGCTTTGCCATCCAGTTCATCGAAGGTGAAATGGTCGATCACGACAAGAATGGTCGCGCCAAGAACGGAAACGAAATCCGTATGGGCGTGGAGATTGACGAGTTTGCTCGTCCTGTTGCTTATCACGTTAAGACACGCCATCCGAATGATATTGCTTTGGCTACCAATCGCAATCAGCGCGTAACTGTTCGCGTTCCTGCGGAGGAAATGATCCACGTCTTTATCCAGCAACGTATGCACCAGACCCGTGGCGAGCCAATGATGGCCCCGGTCATCGCATCGCTGAAGATGCTCGGTGGTTACCGTGAGGCTGAATTGGTTGCGGCTCGTGCCGCTGCCGCTAAGTTCGGTGTGATTACGACACCGTCCGGCGACGAGTTCATTGGTGATGACGAGACGGTCGATGGTGTTCCTATTGTTGATATGGAGCCGGGTTCATACAGCCAGCTTCCTGCTGGGTTTGACTTCAAGATGATTGATGCAACGCATCCGACCACAGCATTCGACAGCTTTGAGAAAGCAGTCCTTCGCGGTATCGCTTCTGGCCTGAACATTTCCTATACAGGGTTGTCAAACGACCTGACCGGCGTTTCGTATTCATCCATTCGCCAAGGCACAATCGAGGAACGCGACAACTACAAAACGCTTCAGTCATTCTTGATTGAGCATTTCTGTGAGCCAATCTTTAACGCTTGGCTCGACAGCGCATTGGACTTCGGTGCAATGAACATTCCAGCCACGCAAGAGAAGTTTAATAAGTTCTCATCTGGCGTATATTTCCGTGGCCGTGGCTTTGCTTGGGTTGACCCGCTCAAAGAGATTAATGCGGCAATCGCTGGTATCAGTAATGGTCTGTTGAGCATGAATGATGTGGCGGCGAACTATGGCCGTGATGTTGAGGAGCTGTTCGCACAAATCCAAAGCGATAAAGAGATGGCCGAGCGTTATGGCCTGTCTATGGCCTTCGAGCCATTCGGCACGAAACAGCCAGCCGAACCAGAGGTCAGCGGCGAACCGGAGGCAGAAGATGGCGAGTTATAAGCCAACAGAAGGAATGATCACTGAGGCTGAACGCGGCCTCGCTTGGCGACGTGAGTTTGGTCGCGGTGGAACTGAGGTTGGCATCGCTCGCGCCAGAGACATCTCAAACGGCAAGCGTCTGTCCGAAAGCACAGTCAAGCGCATGAAGTCTTTCTTCGCCCGTCACGAAGTAGATAAGAAGGCCGAAGGCTTTCGTCCGGGTGAGAAGGGCTACCCATCTAATGGCAGAATTGCTTGGGCGTTATGGGGCGGCGATGCTGGTCAGACTTGGTCTAATGGTATCGTCGACATCATCGACAAAGAACAGGATCGAGCATTCTCAGACCTTAGTGACGAAGTGCAAAAGGGATTGCAGAAGAAGGCCGATGAACACAACGAAGAATACGGCGACAGCGCAACCAAGCGCACCAATGTGAGAACTTTGGCGGCTGTATTTGAGCGCGGTGTTGGCGCGTATAAGACTAATCCCGGCAGCGTCCGGCCAACAGTATCATCCCCAGAACAGTGGGCATACGCTCGCGTTAATAGCCTTCTTTACGCTTTGCGTAACGGAAAGTTCAAGTCTGGTAAACACGACACAGATTTGCTACCATCAGGACATCCAATGTCTAGCAAAGAACGCTCAAGCATTGAAACTATTGAAATGGAAAGTGAGAACATGACTGACCTTGTAGAAACCAACGAAGAAGTCGTTGAAGAAATCATCGAAGTGAGCGAGACGCAAGAGCGTCACGTTGTTGCTGTTGAGGAAACCGACGAGACAGTAACCGTCACTTTTGAGAAGCATCACGAAGAAGCCGAAACCGAAGAAGTCGAAGCCGAAGAAGTCGAAGAAGTTGAGATGGAGACATCCAGCTACGACGAAGAAGAACGCTTCTCGCCAACTGAAATTCAGCATCGCGCAACCGACATGAACACTGGCGCGATTGACGAAGAAACACGCCGAGTAAAGATTGCTGTCTCCAGTGAAACACCTGTAGAGCGCAACTTCGGCAAAGAAATTCTCGACCACACTGAAAGTAGCGTTGATTTGTCGTTTGCGAAGTCTGGGCGTATGCCCTTGCTTCTCGACCACGACCCAAAGCAAACTATAGGCGTGGTTGAGGATGTTACTCTCGATAGTTCGTCTCGCGTGTTGCGAGCAACAGTTCGGTTTGGTAAAAACGGAATGGCTAAAGAGATGTTTGATGATGTAACGGATGGCATCCGTTCAAACATCAGCGTTGGCTACCAAGTCAACAAAATGCAAAAAGAGGGCGCGGATAGCTACCGTGTCAATTCTTGGCGCGTAATGGAGGTGTCTTTGGTCTCTATTCCGGCAGACGAAAACGTCGGAATTGGACGCTCTAAGGATATTTCACCCGAACCTGTAACTGAAATTATCGAAACAAAGGAGACAATCATGTCTGAAATCGATATTAATGTTGTCGCAGACGAAGCTCGTTCTGCTCGCAACAAAGAAGTCGCCGCAATCATTGAATTGGGCGCAAAACATCAGCGTAGCGATATTGCTACCAAAGCTGTTGCCGAAAACAAATCACTTGACCAGTTCCGTGGTGAACTGCTCGAAGTAATTGGCGACAAGCCACTGGAAACTGCCGAAGTTGGTCTGAGCAAAGACGAAGTTCGTGAGTTCTCAGTAATGCGTGCTATCCGTGCAATGGCCAACCCATCAGACCGTCAGGCTCAAGAAGAAGCCCGTTTCGAGATGGAAGTGTCAGAAGCCGCACAACGCGCAACTGGACGCTCTGCCCGTGGCGTAATGCTTCCAACCGAAGTTCTGCGCTCTTGGGCCAAACGTGACGTAAACACCTCTGATGACTCAGCCCTGATTGCTGAAGACTTCCGTGGCGGTGATTTCGTTGACGTACTTCGCAACGCTTCAAGCGTAATGGCTGCTGGCGCAACCGTTCTTAACGGTCTGCAAGGCGACGTTGTAATCCCGAAAAAATCAGCCGCTTCGACTGCTGGTTGGATTGCAACTGAAGGTGCTGCCTCTGGTGAGAGCGAGCCTACCTTCGGCCAAATCACAATGTCACCAAAAGTAGTTGGCGCACATACTCAGATTACACGTCTGATGATGCAGCAGTCATCTCTCGACATTGAGAACCTCATCCGTAACGACCTTGCCCAAGGCATCGCCCTGTCAATCGACGCTGGCGCACTGTCAGGCTCTGGTTCATCTGGTCAGCCTACCGGCATCAGCAACACTGCTGGCATCAACACGCCAACAACTTTCGCTGGTGTAAACCCAACCTTCGCAGAAGTTGTTGCAATGGAAACTGCCGTTGCCGAAGACAACGCTCTGTTGGGTAACTTGGCCTACATCTTGCCAGCCTCTATGTATGGTGCGCTGAAAACAGCATTGAAAGATGCTGGTTCAGGCCAGTTCGTAGTTGGCCCAGATGGTCAAATCAACGGCTACAATGCAATCGTGTCTAACCAAGTCACTGCTGGCGACCTGTACTTCGGTAACTTCGCTGACGCTCTGATTGGTCTGTACGGCGGTCTCGACATTGTTGTTGACCCATACAGCAACAGCACAAGCGGCACAGTCAACGTGACTGCACTGCAAACTGTTGACGTTGCTGTTCGTCATGCTGTGAGCTTCGCTTACAACAACGACGGTGCGCAAGCACTAAATAGTGATGGAGAGAGGTGACCCCTAACACCTCTCTCCTGACCTTTTTTACATAAGGTGGAAATATGTTTTATTTAGTATTGAAGAACACAGTAGCTGGCGGCAAACGAGTGCAAGCTGGCGAAGTTATCGAGATTTCCGACACGAATGAAAGCAGTTCGCTTGTCGCAATGGGTCGCGTAGAAGCAACATCTGCTCCGCAACCAAAAGCAAAACCCGCCCCTAAGAAGGCGAAAAAAGTGACCAATCGCGCAATCACTGATGTAGACTTCCCCGAGGCTGAATAATGGCTGTAGAGACCGCGACAGAACTGGCAATCTTTTTCGAGACTGACGACTTCGCGGTTGATGCAACTTTCACGCCTGTCGGCGGCACGGCCTCGACGGTCAAGGGCATCTTTGACAAAGAATATCTTGAAATGGAAAGCGGTGGCTCTGTTGCTTTCGCAATCAACCAGCCTCGTTTTGTCTGCGCCACCTCTGACGTGTCCACTGCCGCAGAGGGCGACGCGATTGTAATTTCAGCAACGGACTACAAGATTGTGGTCGTGCAGGAGGATGGAACTGGCACAACAACGTTGGTTCTTGAGGAGCAATAATGGCACACGTCAGAAAGACAATCAGGGACAACATCGTTACAACACTGACCGGACCCACAACGACAGGTGCGAGGAATTTCCCGACGCGGTTCTATCCGTTAGCCGACGCCAAGGTTCCAAGCCTCTGCGTCTACACTAATTCTGAGGACACTGAGTATTCGACCCTGACGCGACCACGCACTGAGATGCGAACACTTCAGGTGATGGTCGAGGCTTATGTGAAAGCCACGGAAGATTTGGACGACACACTGGACACGATTGCGGTTGAGGTCGAGGAGGCTTTGGCCACCGATGTCACCCGAGGCGGCAACGCCAAGGACACACAGGTTGTTTCTTTCGAGTCTACTTATGCCGCAGAGGGCGACCAGCCTGTCGGTGTTGGCCGATTTACGATTGAGGTCTTATATGCTACACTTGAAAACAACGTTGAAACTCCAGCATAGGATGATATGATGGCGAAGCGAATTACAGTTTACAAAGGTTCTGACACGATGGAAGTCTGGGAAGACAAAGTCGAGAGCCTTGTGAAAAAGGGTTGGTCTACAGAGAAAGCCAAACCAAAAGCCGAGGTGAAGGCTAAATCACCGAAACCCGAAGCAACCAAAACCAATGAGGCATAATTATGGCAACACATACAGGTAGCGAAGGAACGGTAAAAATCGGAACCGACCAGCTTGCCGAGGTGCGTTCTTATACAATCGAAAGCTCTGGCGAGACGATCGAAGACTCAACAATGGGCGACGCTGCACGGACTTATAAGGCTGGTCTGACAACCTTCACTGCGTCTTTTGAAGTTTACTTCGACGAAACAGACACAGCACAAAATGCTGTTGACGCTGGCGCATCAATCACGTTCTCAGTATACCCAGAAGGTGAAACTGCTGGCGACACTTACTACACAGGCTCCGGCATTGTGACTGGCCGCTCAATCACTGCGTCATTTGACGGAATGGTTGAAATGTCATTGAGTGTTCAAGGTTCTGGCGCACTGACTGAAACAACCGTTTAACATCTAACAGACAAGGGGTGGCACTATGTCTATTTTAAGCGAACGTATTTCCGCGAACAGATCAATGCGGGAACGTAAAAGCATAAGTGTAGAGGAGTGGGGCGATGGCAACGCTCCTCTATACATCCATTATGGAGCAGTTACAGGTCAGGATATTGACCGGGTAACTCGCAAGCATAAGGATTTCCTATCCAACCCGACTATCGCTGCAATGGTGGAATTAATCATCATCAAGGCAGAGGATGAACAGGGTGAGAAATTATTTACCATCGAGGATAAGAAGGTTCTGTTGAATGAGCCTATCACGCTTATCACTGGTATCTTCTCGTCCGTGTTCGATGCTGCGACCGTCGAGGAACAGGAAAAAAACTAAGAGGCGATCCGTTCAGGTTCAATCTCATCACGTTAGCCGAGAAGCTGGGCAAGACGATACGAGAGATTGAACAAATAGAACTAAGTGAATATAATGAATGGGTCGCTTACTATAAAATCCTAGAGGATAATCGAGATGGCTGATGTAAATATTATTATTCAGGCGAAAGCCCAGCAAGCCATTAGCGAGATGAAGCGAGCCGAGAATGGCGCGAAAAGTCTCGGCAGATCGATTAGCCGCACTACGGGCTTCTCCAATCAATACGGTAAAGTTGTCGATAAGAATACTCGCGGCTTATCTACATTCGCCAAATCAGGTTTACAGCAAACCGGCTATCAGGTCGGCGACTTTGACGTTCAGGTAGGCGGCGGCACAAGTGTGCTACAAGCCTTCGGGCAACAGGGTTCTCAGCTCTTTGGTAGCGTCGGGGCTGGCGGTGCTATTTTGGGTGCGGGTACGGCCATTGTCGCTGCCCTTGGCAATGCGTATTTGAAGTCAACTGATATGGTTAAAGACTTCTCCGAAGAAATTGACGAGCTGACTACCGCTACCAAAACTTACACCGATTTAGTCAAGGGCGAGAGAACAACCCTACAAGATCTAGGGAGGGATTACTTCGAGGTAACTGAAGAAGTTAAAGCCCTTCATGCGTCCAAGATTGCTCTGGCAGAGTTCAATCTAAAAGAGCAACTGAACCAAACAATAAACGCGCTAAGAGGCGAGTTTGATGCGTTTGGCCAAGTTGCTAGGGCGCAGGAGAGAGTGAACAAAATTACGAATAAAAGTTCCGTGGAATACAAGCGTTTGCAGAGGCAACTAAGACTGTCTAAGACCAATGCTTTTGAATTGGGTGAGTCTCTTGGATTACAGAGAGAGCAAACCGAAGCCCTTATAAGTAAATTTGAAGCTCTGTCTACAATCGATGCCTTTGGTGAACCATTAAAGGCCGCGACATTACTGACGGAAATAGCAGACATGTTAATCCCGCTAATGGATGGAGCGGATTTAGCAACTCTCAAGACTGTTGGGAGTATTCAATTAATGGCCGAGCAGTTCCTCAAGGTAAAAGCGAACGCGGATATAGTGAAAACAGAAATTCCCAACACATTTGGCCTAATCAAAAAGGACACCGATAGGCTATCACAAGGAATTGCCAACTCATTCGGCCAGTCGTCCAAATCTGTCATTATGGGTACGGCAAGTGTCAAGGATGCGTTCAAGAATATGGCCGCAGCGATTATCAGCCAGCTTATTGATGTACTGATTATTCAGAGACTGGTCGGCACAGTTGGCACTGGCGGATCAGGTGGCACAGGTATCGCCGGGTTCTTGTCAGGCACACGAGCAGTCGGTGGCCAAGTGACAACCGGTCAATCATATTTGGTCGGTGAGAACGGCCCGGAGTTGTTCCGACCTTCAGCATCAGGAACGATTGTGCCGAACAACAAAATGGGCGGCGGTGCTGGTGTTGTCGTCAACCAAACAATCAACGTCAGCACGGGTGTCGCGCAAACTGTTCGCACCGAAATCGCAACTCTTATGCCGCAGATTGCAGAGGCATCGAAAGCAGCAGTGCTGGATGCCAAGCAACGTGGCGGCAACTTTAGCAGGGCATTCTAATGGCTATTACCTATCCGCTAAGTTTACCGACTGTATCCGGCATCAGGTCTATCGTGCTACGCACGAAGAACTCCGTCGGTATTTCTCAGTCGCCGTTTACCTTCAAGCAGCAAGTCGTTTCCTATGGTGGTCAGTATTGGGAAGCCGATATAGAGTTGCCAGTAATGAGCAGGGACGAGGCTGAAGAATGGGTCTCATTCTTAGTCCAACTCAAGGGCTTTGAGGGTACATTCCTTCTCGGAGACCCATCTGGCGCGACACCTCGTGGTTCTGCGTCGTCTGCGCCCGGCACACCAGTCGTCGATGGATCAGGTCAGACTGGTGGATCACTTTCCATCGATGGGTTGCCAGCAAGTGCGACTGGCTACCTAAAGGCCGGTGATTATATCCAGTTGGGTGGCGGCTCTGGTGCAACGCTTCATAAAGTGTTGAAGGATGTTGACAGTAATGCAAGCGGCGAGGCGACACTTGATGTCTATCCATCGATCAGAACCGCGCCAAGTGATAACGCTTCTGTGATTGTGTCAAACGCCAAGGGTGTTTTCAGGTTGTCATCAAATGAGACACAGTGGAGCATCAATGAAATCACCCATTATGGAATTACATTTGGAGCGCAAGAGGCCGTAACATGAGCCGAGATATACCAGTAGAGCTAAAGGGGTCACTGGAGGAAAATGTAGTATATCCGTTTTTCGCCACTGAGTTGTTTTTCGACACGCAAACATTGCGTTTTTGGTCTGGCCTTGGCGACCTTGTTTACAACGGAGAAACTTATACTGGCTCTGGCAATCTAATTACCGTATCGAGCATCAAGGAGACATCAGAGGTTTCCGCTCAAGGCGCAATTTTAACGCTTAGTGCCTTGCCCAGTGAAATGCTCAGTCTGGTTCTCAGTGAGCCTTATCAGGGCAGGAAATGCTTTATATACTTTGGTACTCTTACTGGAAGCCCAGAGCGTCTGTTGCAACAAAACGGAGACCTGATACTGCAACAGAATGGCGCGGCAATTATTGTTAGTAGTTTCGAGGATACTGTCACACAGGTTTTCTCTGGCTACATAGATCAGATGAATGTTGATGAAGGCCCGGACTCGTCAGAAATTACAGTCGCTGTTGAGAATAGACTTATTGACCTTCAGCGTCCGCGTGTTCGCAGATATACGGACGCCAGCCAAAAGGTCAGGTTTCCAGATGACAATGGTTTCGAGTTTGTTGAAAGCCTACAGCAAAAGAAGTTTGCTTGGGGGCGGTAATGAAACTGCGCGACTGGTCTGACGGGCTAAACAACTACATTGAAGAAGTGAGAGACCTTCGGTTCGAGTGGGGGCAGAATGACTGCCTCACTTTTGCAAATAAAGCGCATGAAGTTATGACGGGTGAGAAGTTCGCGCCCGATTGGTCTGGTGATTACACAACCGCATATACCGCCAAGAAGTGGTATCAGAAGTTACTTGGCGAGCAGGGCTTTGACACAATAATCGAAGCGATAGACGCACGCTTAACTCGGCTTAGTGTGGTCTTGCCACCTCGTGGCAGTATAGTAGGCCGAGCCGAGAAATCAGGTGCTGTGACCGAGGTCGCCCTTGGTGTTTGCGTTGGAGAAACTGCGGCGTTTATTTCCCGCGAAGGTGTGGTATACTTACCAGTGAACGAGGATGATATTTTCTGGGCGGTGGACTAATGTTTCGCACTATTATTTTAATTCTATTGGCATCAACAACTGCGGCACACGCTGAACCTGTCACAGCGCCAGTAAGCTGGATAGCGACCACGTTCACTACAGCTTACGCCGCCAAGAGCTTCTTCTTTCACTTTGTTAACACCGTTGCGCTTAGTTTTGCTTCATCCCTGCTTGGCCCGAAAATACCAAAGGCGCAAAATACTTCTGGCTATGAGTTGTCCGGCGTTGCGCCAGCGGCTGACCACGCGATTGTGTATGGTCGCCAGAAGGTCGGCGGTGTCATCGTTTTCAAGGAGACGACAAGGGACAATAAGGACTTGCAGCTTATCATTGCCCTCGCCGGGCATGAGATTGAAAGTGTCGAAGAAGTATATCTCAATGATGAGCAAATAACTCTGGCGACACTTTCTGATGGCGTACAGAGAACGGCCACTGCCCCGGAGCAGTATGATGGCAAGGTCTATGTAACTGCCCATCTGGGTTCTGATGATCAGTCTGTTGATGCTAACTTGTCTTCAGAGAGTGCGAAATGGGACTCAACACACAGAATGCAGGGCATTGCATATCTGTATATTAAACTGGAATTTGACCAAGACAGCTTCCCGCAGGGCGAGCCGTCAATCAGCGCGGTTGTAAAGGGTAAAAAGGTATACAACCCGAATACCGCAGTCACTGAGTGGACAGACAACGCGGCGTACATTCTGCGCGATTACTTGATGTCTGACTACGGGCTTGAAGCCGAAACAACTGAGATTGATAACACGTCTTTTATTGCGGCTGGAAACATTTGTGATGAGGCAGTCGCATTGGCAGCGGGTGGTACTGAGGCTCGATACACCATCAACGGATCGTTTGCTACAAGCACAACACCAGAAACCATTATCGAGAAAATGACCACATCGATGGCGGGGTCTTTTTGGTACGCACAAGGAAAGTTCAGGATAAAGGCTGGCGCGTATGTAACGCCGACCGTAACTTTTGACGAAGATGACTTGCGTAGTAATGTGAAAATACAGACGCGCAGAAGTCGCCGTGAGAACTACAACGTAGTGG